AGAGGGTGCTTCATTAATAATATCAAATACTTTCATACCTGTTCCAATATATAGAGTATTTATTAAAGAAGAACTACGTTCTTCTGTGTTTATCGCTTGCGCTCAAACACATTTCATTTATATTAACTGCGAAGCAGTTTAAATATTATCTAGATTGTTCAGTCACACTTAGCCCTTGCGGGCTAAAGTTTGGACATTATCTGAGTTGAACATGTCACTTAGCGTTAACACTACAAGTATTGCTACTAGCTTAGGCGGTCATCCTGTACCTAATCGTGCTGTCTTTTGACGGCGGTGTGCAAATATACGCTAACATACGGGCACACGTAGGGTATTTCTCCCTTCTTTTAGCCTTTTAAATTCTTTTTAAACAGCAAAACCAGTTGTGTATAGGCATATCTGATCACGTCCTGTAAAGGATAGTTGCTGAGTACTCTTAACGGCGAGAGATTTCCTTACCCCGAGACATCACCGAGGATTTGGGCGCACGAAATTGGCCTGCGCTGAGCGTTAACCGTTTAGTTGTCGGCCTTTGATGTGTGAACCGTGTACACGAACCTGTATGTGACCGTTGTAGTAGTCGTCACTTTCCAGTACTCGTCGTGTGAATTGTTCACGAGCCTCTATGTATGAGCATTCAGCCTTGCTGGTACAGTAGTATAATATTTCTCTTGTGAAATTATCTGCGCCTAGATCTTGTACGTCTTTGTTTAATTGGTCGTTTGAGCCATAGTATTCCGGCCAGTCAGAATCAATTTTAGATCGAATCCTCTTTTTCTTCTTGTTGCCGTTTTTAAGTTTTACTGTTTTATATGTGGTTTTACTAAACTTTGCTAGTTTCTTGCCTATATATTTGCGACCAGTGATGTTATTAGTGATGCAGTAGACGAATCCAATATACTCTTCAGATATAGTTTCGACTATTGTGTTTTGATAATACCATGACATCAACTAGTTAGTGTCGTTGGAGCCTGCCTTGTGTTGTTTTTGAATACGCCTACGTGCCTTTTCTTCTGCCATTTCTATATTTCTAAGCCTACGCCAATCCATGATCACTGCTCGACGCTGATCACATAGTTTTTTAATTTCAAGTAGCCAGTGTCTGGTGTCCATACCGGCTCTTTTGGTCCCCTCATTCAACCAACGTTGATTAGCTTCAAAGTACTGCCTAAATGCTGTGAGCAATTCTGCATGTATCTCTTCGTCCTTGGGGAGCATACTCACTCAGTAATCTCCAAGTCGTTAGCATAGCTGGTAAAGCCATTTTCTTTAATAACTTTGAGTACATTGCTGACACGCCCAATCAATTCATCTTTGTGACTGATTAGATAGATGTTCTTGCGTCTTTCACGGCCCATCTTCTTGAGCACAGCCAGTGCGTTTTCAACACCTGACGCATCAAGCCCGTTGTCAATCAGCTCGTCAATAAACAACAAGTTGATCTGCTGATACAAACTTTCCCACACATCACGGAATGCCCACGACAATCCTAAGATTAAGCGATTCCTTTCTCCCCGTGACAGGTTATCAAAGTCTAGATCCTGCCCCAGCTGTGTGATCTCAACAGTGAGATCGTTTTGGAATGACACAGTGTGCGGCAAACCCATCTTGTCCAGATAGTAGGTAAGTCTGTTGTTGAGATAAGCCAAGTTCTGATCAATGATCTTCTTGCGGATAAAACTATCCTTACTGGTCAGCAACTTGAGCAAAAATTCTTGATGATCTTTAACGCTGGTTAGTTCGTTTACATTATCCCATGACACTTCTTGTAGCGCAGTTGCAGTCAGCTCATCAATTTGTTCTTGATAGGGATCTGTTTCCCCAGCTTTGATAGTCAGCTGTGTTTCCAACGTGTTTAAATTATTCTGATGCTTGAGTGCTTCTTCCACAGTGTCATAGTAAGTATTGGGTTTGACTAATTCGGTGTCTGCACCTATCTCATCTGTGATCTTTTTAAGGTCTGCGGCCACTTTGTCTGCGTACTTTTGTGCTTCTGCCAAGTGCTTGGTCGCAGTTGCTGACATTTCTTCATGCTTGTGATCATGTAGATCTTGTTCGCAAGCGTGACATTTCTTACCGTCTAAGGCGGCAAGCTCGCTCGCGTATTTTTTTACGCTTCGCTCCGCTTGCGCTGTCGCGCTTTCTAGCGTTGCTCGTTCTTTGTTTAGACTTTTGATACGAGCAGAGTGTTCTAAATATTGTTTAAGTTGAGTATGTGCTTCGAGTTCCGTAGCAATATCTACATTCTCAAGTTCAATAATAGCCCTGCCAATCTTTTCTAACTCTGTATCATGCTGATTATTCCATGCACGTTGTTTAGAACTTAACGCATCAATACTTTGTTGGATCTTTTCGTTGGACTTTTTAGTAGCTTCGATGTTTGCAGACTCTTGCGTGATAGCATCTTTGGTAGTCTTAATCAATTCTCTTAGTTTTTCTGCTTTCTCACTGAGTAATGTAATACCTAACAGTTGTTCAATGATCACTCTTTGATCATTTGCTTTCATACTAAGGAAAGGTTCACTATAAGTGTTTAATGCTACAAGATGTTTAAACATCTCGTGACTCATACCTAGCAAATCATCTAGGTCTTTTTGCGTTTCGCGCATGTCACCTTGACTATTATCTTCTGATTCGTCTGACTCTTGTTCTTCGTCGTTAACATAGAACTTTAGAATGTTAGGTTTACGTCCTCTCTCAATACGATAATTGATAGAATCTTTATCAAAAGACAAGGTGACCAACATGTTTTTATTGTTGATCTTGTTAATTAAGTTGTCTTTTTTAATATTAGTTAGAGCTTGACCGTATAGCGCATAACTTAGTGCGTTGATAATTGTAGTTTTACCAGTGCCGTTACGGGCTCCGCTGTCATCACCGCCCATATCTAAGTTTTCACCTAGTACTAATGTTAACGTACCTTTGTCAAAGTCTACTGCTTGAGTTTGGTTACCCACACTCATAAAGTTTTTAACAGTTAAGTCTTTAATTTTTATCATGTAATGTAGTTTATAGACCGCTATAAATTTCTAATAGTTTATTTTTGTCAAACGTATCGCTTTCAATATTGATAATCTGATTGGACACAATTTGATCAACTGACTCGAACGCTTGAATATCAATATTAGTATTGATTTCAGCTTCTTTCTTTTCAGCAATCAGCGTAAGTTCACGGATATCGTAGTCAGAAATAAACTTTTCTTTAATAAAACTTGCTTCTTCGTAACTAATGTCAATGTCTAGTGTAACACGTAAGTGTTGCTTGGGCAATATCAATGTGTCCGCTTCGTCGATCAATTGACTTAACTTGACTGTACGGAATGTAGGTTGACTAGGCCAGCTGTAATATTGAGGCTTTCCGTCCCATTCTAGTATCATCATTCCACGTTCATCATCCCAAGCATCTGCATAGTTGTGTGGAAAAGCATTACCAATATAGATCATATTAGACTTTTGTTGTCGTTTATGAAAGTGCCCGCTAAACCCTAGCTCGTAAGATTTAAAATTTTCTAAATTAATTTCACCGTGATCGGGCATCTGTACCATAGCGTTCATAAAGAAGTTAGGCAATTCAAAATGACCAAAAATATATTTGCCACCCTTTTTGCCTACAGTTTTCCATTCTTCCCCAACAAGCCAGGGGCAGAGTGTAACGTCTCCAATAGTAGTAGGCTCATGTACCACAGTGATACCAGGAATATACTTTCCAAACTCCACAGAGTGAATGTCTCGTTTGTCCTTGTAATACAAATCATGATTACCAGGAAAGAAGTAGAACTGATCAAACGCCTGCCCCAACTTTTCCAAGGCCCTGAGGCTATAATCCATTGTAGTAATATTAAGGCTATTACGGTTATGGTGCCAATCACCCATAAAGATACCTGTATCACACCCTTCCTCCTTTGCTTTGGCAATATACCAGTCTACAAAATCTTCACAGTCTTGGTTATGTGTAGAACTATTTGATTTTAATCCAAAGTGAATGTCCGTAAAACAGGCAACTTTCTTAAACAAATTACTCATCAGTTGATCCTTCATAGCGTTTAACAGCCGCCGCATGTTCACCAGCACCTGTTCTGCTGTAGCTTGGATTCATGCCGTTCATTTCTAGTATGTCATCACGGATGTTTTGATTGCGCTTTTCAATATTAATGACCCTAACAAAACTATTAGTAACCGCGGCAGTAAAATAAGCAAATGGGTTATCTGATTTACTCTCATCAAACTGTAGACCAATCTGTGTAAGTTGTAAGATTGCCTGACCACGCATTTCATCATTGTAGGTATATCCACGAACGTTACCTCTAGTAGCATATCTTTCGCACAGTTTGATCATCATACGGGCCAGCGTAGGAGTAATACATCCTGCGTCTTTATCAAACGTACCTGTTTCTAAATCACCCTTCCAATGACTTTTACCTACACAGACTAACTCGTCTTTGTCATTAAACTTCCAGTGTTGGAATGGTGGAAAATTTACTTTGTCATGACGATCTGCTGTGCTCTTTGGGTTACGTTTTCTAATTCCGTTAACTGGCACATGTTCGTAAGTCATAATACGAAATACTACATCGGTTTTTACTATCTTCTTATAATCAACTTCGCAGTCTGCTTGTTTAACTTTTTCACCTGCGCTTTTTCTTGCTTGATATGCTTGTTCGCCCTGTCGTTTAGCACGATTACGTTTAGCTTCTGCTATAGTACGGATATTAACTTTGTCAACATTAGGAAGAATAAGGTCATATTGATGGTATTCAGGGCTGGTAAAACTACAATATGATGTCTTGCTTCTATGTATTTCTAACAACATATCCTTGTTGTTTAGATAGTTAACTTTGGGGGTTGGTGTCATTAAATTGATCCTCTTTGATATATTATAAACTACGCAGATAATTTTGTCAAATAAATACTAGCCAATGGAGAACATTATGGGGATATTTGATAATGCTGCCGGACTAACATCTAAAATTGGTGCCGCACAACAAACTTTTGGGGCACTTGGTGGCGCCAGCAGTGTGGCTAGTAATTTGAGTTCAGCCTTGGGCCAAGCCGCAAACGGCAATTTTTTAGGTGCAATACGAGCGGCAAATTTGCCAGCCGCTGGTGAATTAGTTGGCAATGTAATGGCCGCAGTATCGCTATTCAGCAGTGACAACAATAGTTCAGATTGGCGAGTAAGATTAAGTATGCCATCGTGGCCTGCATTTAGTACTAGTCCAGCATTACGACCTTTAAAGGATGCAGGCGGATTAGTATTTCCATATACTCCTACAATTAATATTGAATCTTCGGCCAAGTATACTCCTGTAACACCAATACATTCAAATTTTAGCTTTCAAACTTACGAACATAGCAANCCTGGATCAATTGTAATTACTGCNCCNATGTTTGTTGAAGATGCAAGTCAAGCATTGTATTGGATAGCGATGGTGCATTATTTACGATCTGTATCTAAAATGTTTACCGGTCGTGATCCTATTGCAGGTAATCCTCCTCCAATTGTATTACTAAACGGATACGGCAATTATGTGTTTAAAAATGTGCCTGTGGTAATAAGCAAATTTACTCTTCAACTAAAACCTGACTGCGACTATATGGGAGTAGGAGTTGAAGGAAGTGCCGCCGGACAAATAACCAACCTTGCAGACAGTATAGGCGGCTTAGCCGGATCACTTGGTGGCGCATTTGGTGGAGCCTTTGGTGGATCGTTAGGTACTATTGCCAACTCAGTTGGAAAAGTTGCAGGTGTGGTAGGAGATGTGTCAAGTCTGTTAGGCGGATTTGGTATAGGCGGTACAGCCAGTGGCGGCACTTCNTATGTCCCAACAAAGAGTGAATTTTCAGTTACACTAGAACCTGCATACAGTAGAAATAGTGCTAGAAACTTTAGTCTACAACANTTTGTTCAAGGCGGATANATGAACGGCACACCAGGATACATTTAATATGGCAACTTATACAGCAACCAGTCCGTGGCATTTAACAAAAGTTAAACAAGACTANCTTGATGTTCTAAGCATTAGAACAATCAGTGCAGAGTCTGATGATTTTTTATATACAATAGAAGCACAATACGCTAGTCGTCCTGACTTGCTGTCGTATGACTTATATGGAACTCCAAATTTATGGTGGGTATTTGCTCAACGAAATTTAGATACTATTGAAGATCCTATTTTTGATTTTAATACTGGAGTACAAATTTACATTCCTAAAAAAAGTAGTCTATTTGCAATTTTAGGAATATAATATGTTTGATATTTCAAGAGCTACTACTGCAATCAATGCAACTAAAACAGTGTTACAGGCCACAGGTCCGGCCTCAAATTTATCTGGAATCGTTAAAGGTGCATTAGATAGTTTAGGTGGAATAGGCACTGCTATCAGTGGAGCACTTGGTGCGCTGACCAAAGCATTAGCATCCACTTCAGGAGTAACACTGCCGTTGCCTAACGTGTTACACAACTATGCAACTTATAACTATGTGTTGAGTTTTGGAGTTTTAGACTCAAACGAATTAAATTTTCCAGACTCAACATACAGAGCTGGCATTAGTCCTCGATTAATTTTAAAAAGTGCCAATGCTGAACCTAACAATAGAGTTCAAACACCTTATGGCAAGTTTGATTTCTTTATTTCAGAGTTATCTTTTGAAGGATTTGCAGGCAACAGTAGAAAGACTGGTAACACAAATGCAACCAACATACAATTTAAAGTTATAGAACCATATAGTATGGGTTTGTTTATGACAAGTATGCAACAGGCAGCGTTTGAAGCAGGTCACAAAAATTTTAGAGATGCTCCTTTTATTATCATTATTGAATTTAGAGGAAACACTCAATCTGGTATACCTGAAAAAGTAATGGGTGCTACTAGATATCTACCATTAAAGATTAGTAATATTTCTATGAATGTTACAGGCGCTGGTAGTACGTATAATGTATCTGCATTTGCATTTAATGAACAAGCATTGAGTAATCAAGTAGCACAAGTTAAAACAGATGTAACTATTAAAGGCAAAACAGTACAAGAAGTTTTACAAACAGGTGAATACAGCCTACAAGCCGCGTTGAATAAAAGACAATCTGATATGGTAACATCAGGTATTTTGCAAGTAGCTGACCAATATTTAATATTGTTTCCAAACGATATTGCTAGTAATGCATCAGGCGCCGCCGGCGCAGGTGACACAGAAAATGATTCGTCAGCTACCGGTGCCCCAAGCGCAGGAGGCTCTGTATTTGCAAAATTAGGTGTTGCACAGAGTAAAATTAATGATACATTTGTGCAGGGTGATGGAGAATGTAATTCTATAGGCAAAGCAAAGATGGGATTTGATCTCGAAAGACGCGGCACTGCCCCAATGGCAGAAATGGACGAAGTTTGGGATTCTAAAAAAGGAATTATGAATCGATCTAAGCAATCTATAGATCCTGAAATGAGTGATATGAAGTTTCCACAAAACAGCGATATCAACAATGCAATTAATCAAGTAATACTAAACAGTGAGTTCTCTTCAAAGACATTAGATCCGGCAGCACTAAAATCAGACGGAATGAGAGACTGGTGGCGTATTGATGTTCAAACATTTTTAATTGACGACGATTCTAATTTAACAACTACTGGTGTTAAACCTAAGTTATATGTTTATAGAGTAGTACCTTACGAAGTTCATGCAAGCAGAGCAGCCCCACCTAACGTTGCTCCAACATTTGAACAGCTA